TTTGGTATTCCAAACATCCATCCAAAATACCCTTTATAAATCACTGTAAAAAATAATTCAGTAATCGGTCTTTTTTGATTATCTCTAATTGGATTAACTCTAACGTCTTTATTAAAAGATAAGGTATAAGATTGTGACCCTTCTTTAACAGATACTCTGGCAACATGGTCCGGTGTAAATCCACTACTTTCATATTTTTTCTTTTCACCAAAAATATTTTGTTCAAACCCCGCTTTAACTAAGACGGCATTTTCTGAGTCTGTTAAAATTTTATTTCGTCTGACATAGTATGTTGAAATAGTGTCTTTTTCCTGAGTGTTTAAGATAACTCTTTTCGCAGTTCCAGTTGTCCCATTATTAAACGTTGACCCTAAATATCCAACATCAATTATATTAAACACATATTCTTCACTTCCAAAAGTACTAACACCTAACGAATCTACTTGGAATAAATCAACCCCGTTATAAGAAAAACTTAATTTAACATATTCTCCGACCGACATCCCATGTTTTACAGGACATCTAAACGAAACAATATTTCTACCATTATAATTTGTATTTTCAATTATAAATGGTATACCATCTCCGGCAATCCAATTCATAATTAACCCTGTTTTTTTATCCGTGGCGGTCATGTGTTTAGTATAATCATTTTCATAACCATAACTAACAAAGAAGTTCCAATTGTAACTTGAAGCACTTTGAGGAATAAAATTTAAATGTTCGTTTGGTGGTTGTGTGTAACCACTAACATTATAATCAGTTCTAATAAAATCAAATTCATTATACTGTGGAACCCCTGTCCAAGAAATCGTTGTTGGGTCACCTAAACCACATGCCGCCGCCGCAGCCGCCGCACTATTTAAATAATATAAATTATTCTCAAATGGAGGATAATTGGTGAATCCTGAGTAAGCGTTTTGGAATAAAAGTGAAAATTTACAGGTAGGTCTAATAATATCCGATTTTTGTCGTTCATCATCAAAGACTTGTTCTAAATCAACATCAATATTTCTGTCAAATTCAACATTTTCCTTCGCAGTTTGTATTAACGGTACGTTAAATAATAACGTAGTATCAGGGGCCGATTTATAACGTAACGAACCTAAAATTACTCTTGTATCTTGTCTATTTCCCATCTTAATCTGTTATTGTTTCAAATCCTATCCATTTAATTGCAAATCTGTCAAATGCCGTTTTACCCTTTTTAAGTCCAAAGTAAAAGTGGAATGGAGCTCCTACCGTTATAATTCTTTCATCATAAAAGGTAAATGGAGTTGTATTAGGGTCTTGTGACGATGATGAAGAGTCGTATCCGAATGTACCACTACCTGTTGTACCACTTACAGAATATATGTAACCCTTATAATCCTTTATTTCGGTACTACCATTTGTTCTAAAATATCTTGAGTTTTGATTAAGTCTATCTAAGTTCTGATATTTATAAGTAAAAAATTCATTACTTGGGAATGGTTTAGTATACCAATCATTACTTTGTGACCCAAAAATACTATCTCTATCCCCTTCTTTTACCTGCCATTGATAAAAAGGTACCTCTTGTGTAAACACATTAAAGTAGTTGAATGCACAAGTATCAGTAACCATTGCAGTATCATCAATAATCGTTCTTTTAGGTGTTATAAAATCTCTTACTTGTGTGTCAGATGAAAAGAAAATACCGATAATACCATCCTTAGTTCCATTACCATTAAAATAAATTGGATCTTGAGCCCCCGTTACCGGTGGGTAATTTGACGGGTCAAAATCAGAAACACCTAATTCAGAACTAATTGATAACATTTGAGCATAATCCGCGTCAACAAATCGTTTACTTCGTTTATCAAAGTACGATAGAATATTACCTCCACCAGCACCTAATAACAATGCTAAGAATCCGGTATTCGCTAATCGACTAATAATACATAAATTTAATATTTCAGAAACATCAGTAAAAGTTGTCGACCCCATTTTATTAACTACATATCCATCATAATCATCAGACATAACAATCTCTTGAAGATACTGACTTCTAGGACCTAAATCCATTATAGTTGTTGGAAATTTTAAGTTTTTTTCATTTCCTCCATACGAACCAAAAACACCTGTTGGTGGATTAGACCCAATAAATTTAGTACCATCCCAAGGACTACTTCTATAGTAAAAATTATTTGTTGGGTGTAAAACAACGGTGTCCCTACAATACAAACTATAAGGTCTATTTGGTATAGGATTTGTCGGTGATACAACTGGTGACGTAAAAAATCTATCATTCTTAATCGCAAAGGCATATAATGTACCATTAATCCAATTGTTTGTAAAAATATGCGACCAAACATTTCGACAAGCTCCAAAAGTAATTTGAATTCTTGAAGACCACTCAGCAATTAGTTTAATATCTTTACCTAAAGATGAGAAAATTTTTGTTATGAAAATATAACATCCGTTTTCCATAATTATTTCATGATTAGACGTTCCATTCTCATAACAGGCATCAGGCTTTGGATAATAGTGAAATTCTCCCGTAGGAATATCATTATAACAACCTAAAGGTATCATACTACCACAACTAAAGGTATCTAAAACAGAGTTATCAAGACTAGACGAACTTAATGGCTCATCACCACCTTCAGCCGCTGATGGTGAATTACTTACAATTCCCGCAGTGTTTGCAACTGTTCCATCATCACTAATTTGGTATGCGGAAAAATTAGAGTTTTGTTGTAAAGCATAACTGTTACCGGCAGTATCAAGAGTTAAAGTAGATGTTGGTAATCTATCTGACCTCATAATAATTTGTCTACCACTTGTTCCCAATCCAACCGGATATGCGTAAACCCCTGAATATCTAGGAGCGTAATAATATCCCGTAACAGTAGGTGTCGTAACCGTACCAACAGGAATTGAAAGTTGTTGCAACATAACAGAACCACCATCAACAATTTCATTAATAAAATATCCTCGAGTATCCGTAGAATACACATTGGTAGATGATATCACTCCATAATTAGCCATAGGAGAACTACTAGTACATCCTAATACCGAAATAACCGACCATTTTAATGTAAACCCATTGAATGGTTTTATCGATGATGCACCATAATTTGTCTGACACGCAGTTGATAATGGTGGAGCTCCTGAAGGAGTAAATGCCGAATTACTATTATCAAGTGAAGAATAATAACTAGGTAAATTTGATGTAAACGCACTATACGATGCCGGTCCTATTAACGATGGTTGGAAGTGAAAAGAGTCGTAATATAAATGATTACCAAATGTATCCGTATTCATTACATTAGCGTTCATAGTATGTCTTACCGATTGTATCCCTCCTTTAATAGGATGATTTAATTTGTATGACCCCGTAACAATATTTGTTCCTAATGAATTACCAAATAACACACTTAAGTCATATCTATTTTGACATCTAGATGAATACGGGTCAACTCCCCTTACAAGTATTACAATAACTTGTTTATTCGCATCTGTGAATATCGATAACGGATTATATGATAATGGTTGAGTCAATTGTCCCGAACAATTATCACTAGACAAATATGTAAAAGACATATTATTAAACAAATATCTTTTATTTAAACTTAAATCACTCGCTGATGGATTACAAGACCCTGAAAAAATATTATAAGTCATTGCAGTAATAACTTGGAAATATTCGGTATCCATAGCAAATTTTGCGTATGATGCGTCATCAGTATTTCCTGTTATTTGATATACCGTAGTCTGAACCGGTAACCCTGTCGGTGCAGAAGGATTTGAATAGTTGATAGTTATAGTACTACCTGGAGCGTCATTAATTGAAGTTCCTGTAATACTTGCGGTCCCAAATTGATTTAATGAAGTAAACCCTGTCAAATTCTTATCCATTGATAACCCTGGGTCTTGGAATGAAATTAATTGTCCCGCAGGAAAACTAGCTAATTGACTTTCCTGACATGAGATAACCACAACATTATCATAATGATATTTAGTCATAAAGTTATTTGATGGGGTATTAAATGTTACTTTAATTCTATTATAACCACCACCAGGGTTTAAACCTCCAAAATCATCAAAATATTTTGCTTTATTATTAAATAAATTTATTCTTTCAGCTAAAGTAAGACTTGATGTAAACATATGTCTATCACCTCCACCATCAGTTCCATATATCTGTAATTGAGGAACCAAAGATTGTGAAGTAGGACTACTAGTACTAATCGGTAATCCTGCCATCATTGAAGTAAACGCTCCCGGATACGTTAATGCTGGAGGTAAAAGACTATTATTATAATTTATTGATTGAGAGTATTGAGATAAAACACCATTTACACCTGAGCCAGCGATAATTGCTTCAGTGTCAACAGGAACTGGTGAGTCACCAGGAGCATCTCCCTCAACTGAATCCCCTTCTTTACACGCACATAATTCGCAATCGGGGTATGATAAATTAGGTAATCGTAAGTGAGTAAATAATTTCCACAAATTTAACATGACCTTAATTAAATCTTGCATATCGCTAAAAGTAGGACAACTTGATGGTCCCCCTACATTAATACCGGGTAACGTATTTATCGCATCAGCAATCGCCTTCACAATATTACAGACAAGGATTACAATCGGATAAATAGAAATAATTATTATGGCTAAAGTTGGTCCTAAAATGAACTTTAATAAAAAGGCTACAATATGTGAAACTATTAGTAATAGGATTATTGTAGGTTTTATACTAAACATTATAATAACAAATAAAAGATATATAATGTCAAATCTTAATACCGAATCATTTGTTGGAAACTTAACTGTATCACTTTCACAAGAATCGTCCAATATATTTTTCACAGTTATCATTCTATTAGGAAGATACCCTTGTCTATACTGGTCAATCATTTGTGACACAGTATACACTTTATTATATAACATTTCATAAAAAGTATCTTCGCAATTAATTGCCGATTGTGGGTCGGCATAATCATTCCAATCTAAACTAAACGCATAAGTTTTAATTGCAGTAGAATAATTAGTAAATGGAGATTTAAGTGGGTCACTACCACCAACTGTCCACCCATATTCTCTAATATTTGGAACTAAAAAATACCCTCGTTTGACCGCCTCACTTAATGATGGTGATTGATTCCATTTTACTTTAAATCTATATTTTCCTTTTGTTGGTATTCCTTTTTTAGGGTCATTAGATAATACTCTTTCACCAAATTCGTTTGTTATAATGTAATCCAAGTTCATTGGGACATCAACTAACCAAGTTCCATTCTCATCAATAACTTGTCCTCCACCTTCTAATGATACCGTTTCTAATATAGGTTTTCCACTAACATCTTGAGCGATTGTTTGTCTTATTGCTAAAATTTCACCGGGACCTGCAACTAAATTACATAAACTACCTTGTTTTAATTTTGGTTTACAGTTTCTCTTTTGGAATTGGTCATCATTAGATGAAAAATAGACCCCATAAAAATTGAGGTTGGAGTTATTGTAATATTGGCTTCATCCGTTAAATCAAAATCTGTTCGTGTTACACCTAAATTACATACCTCAGGTTGCCCCCATAATGGTTCAATTTCAATAATACGATTTATACTAATAATTTGAGGTAACTCATTTAAATTGGTTGAACTCTTAAATTTTGTTCCGGCAACTTGTGCGGGAGTTGCAATACCCATACGAATTAAATCCTGAGGTGATAAAGAGAACTCCCCAATATCAGATAAGTCAATATCAACATGAATTGTTTGTGAACCTGTAGGAACTCCAAATATCATATAATCACCACTATCATTAGTTCTTGCGGTATACTTAAAATATTTGTCATAAACCTCAATTAATGTTGGGTCAACTAAAACATCATTCTTATCAAAAAAAGTTCCTGTTGGTGAGTGATTACTATAAGATGGTAGATATGGTAATAAATTATATCTATAACCATCCTCGTTTAATTCAGATAATGTTTTATAGGGATATAAATCGGAAATAATTGGATTTGTAGAGTCGTCATTTGTTAATGGAATAAACACCGATACTTTAGCGTTAGGTATTCCAAAACCATCGTTAGCCGTAACTCTACCAATGATAACTCCGTAATCAGAACATTGTCTTGTGTAAATTTGACTCTGTAATATTTTAAGTGATAAAATTTCAAGATATTCAAAATCTTGGTCTATTAAAACTTTAATTGATTTATCTACACCTACTTGAGTTCTTATCCTATATGAATTCGACATTATTAATCTTTTTTGATAAATAGTTTATTTGCCACTTTCAAAAAGATAAACCATAATTTAATAAAATAAATTATCAGGAGAAATTAACCGTTTTTAAATTCTTAACACGAACATTAATGTCTTTACCGGGAAATCTAACTTGATATGTCTGACTTGGTTCAGCATAAATTGTTTCATCAATTAACTCAATTTCTCGAGTTTCAGAATTTAAATATTTTTGAGAAGTTTGTGATGAAGAATATTGCCCACCAACTTTATTAAAAACTTGAATACCTGAAACCGAAATAACTCCGTTCTCACTTTGTATTTGTCTTCTAATTTCGGAGATATAAACATTCTGTCCCATCTGTCTATTTGAAGGGTCAAAATATGTTGAAACAATATTAATAATCTGTGAAATAACCGCTCCTTGATTTTGACTATTATCTAAAACAACATCAAGATTCATTGCCAAGTCAATAACATTTGCAGTCTCGATTGAGATATAATCATTAATCATTCTATAGTTAGACAAATAATTTGCAACATTATTTTTTAATGTATTAGACACAAGTTCGGTTAATTTACCAGAATCGTCATAAGATAACATTTTAATTTTAATCTTATTATTTTCTTCAGTAATTGCCGCCTTAGCAGGTGCCCCAAATTGTGATGGCATTGTTCTAATAAGTGAATCATAATCATTCACAGTAACTGCTCTATTTTGTGCTGAGAAATTAAACGCAACTAAGTTTCTAACCTCTTCAGTTGTTGGTGAAGCCGCCCCACCAATAGCCGCGGTAACATTTGTACAACTTAATGAATTAACTACACTAGTATTAACAGAATCTGAAGGTCCGTTAACAAAGAAGGAAACCGTACCAATTTGTGTAATAACATTAACACCTAAATTACTTCCTGTACCACCCCCAATTCTATATTGAATGAACATTGTAGTATTGGCTTTAACTGTACTACCTAACGCTAAGTTATTAGAGTACTTATATAAATTTAAATTATATCCATCTCTCGCAAACTCTCTTAATTGTTCATCCGCAGATTGACTACCACCACCAAAAGTCATTTTCATAAAACCTTCAGGTGTGAACTCAGTTATAAATTTATCACTTGTCGCGATATATTTCCCAACTTTAATACCTGGCTGGTCAGAAACCTTAGTAGGGTCTTCAATGAATACTCTATCTTCAATTAATGCCTTAACTTCATACCATCTATTATCTAAACCTAAAAACTCCTGTGAAGAAGGCATGTTAGCATATTGTGTTCCGTCTTTTAATAAAACACTTGTAACACCTAAAACATTTTTTTCAGGTAAGAACATTTCAAAGAATGGTTTAACATCATTTGGTGTCATTACTCTTTTATAAACCTTTGTAATACCATTAACAACCGTTTCTCTTTTTACAATCGTATAATTAAGTAACTTGTTATTTGAATCAAAATTAGGTATTTTTAATCTATTTGGATATCCATCAGCATTAATTGCCGACGCAAAATCAATATCGTAAACCGTTTCAAATACTTGTCCCGCACCATTGACTTGCGACCCTCTTCTTAATATACCACAATATCTTAAATCTTCTTTATCACCAAACGCCGGCACTGTAATTGAAAAATCAACTAAAGCAACTGAAGGTCTTTGGCCCGGTAACTTTAATCCATAAGTTCTTGCTATGTTGTAAATTGAAGATCTTTGTTGAGCATATTGAAGAACTGTCTCTTGAATACTTCTATCAATATGATAATGTAGATTATCTGCAACAGCAGCATTTAAATCCAAAAACACTGAAAACACCGAAGCGTCATTAAAGTTTTGAATTAATTCAGGATAATAAGTACGAACGTATTGTATAAGTTCTGATCTTATTCCTTCGAAATCTCTGGTTGTATATGATATCTTACGATTAGCCATCTATCTTAAATATTGATAATTACAAAATCACTTGTTGCAAATGCACTGTCTTGGACAGAATATTCTATTTTTATTTTTGCAGTATATTCTGCGGTTCCCTTTCCAGGATATCTATAAACAGGTGATGTTGGTAAGTTTGATGTGAAAGCGTTGTCATCCGCTTCATCTTCTGGGTTTAAAGGTTCTACTGTTAACTTATTTATTAATAAGTTTGGAATATATTTTTCGACTGAAGATCTTATGTCAGATTCAATAGCATCGAAAGTTAAACCATCAAATGGTTCAAAAAGATATTCATAAAGTCTTGTACCAAAATCAGGTAAAAAGTATCTAGATCCCTTTCTAGTAAGAAGTAGGTTAATAAGATCCGCTCTGATTTCCTGTCCCGCGGTATTGGTTAAATCCAAGTAGTCACCACGAACAGAATCTCTGAAAGGAAAATTTATACCATATGTAGTTCCGTCTCCCATATAGTGATAAATATACTTG